CTCAATAGAGAGTAATGAGACATAGTGTCTCAGCGATCAAGTCGCGCTTAACAGTGTGATTTTATCGTACCCCAACGTAAATGTCGGGGTCTAGCTTAAGGTGTCGCCACCCGGCGCTCTGAGGCCGCCTAAGAAATAATCCCTCTTAGGTGGGTCTTAATCATTTTAAGTTAGATCCGTAGGACCGCTGCATCGCTGCAGGGGGTGCTATCGCCTTAATTTGCGACGGTAACGTCAATGCAACCAGCAGACTTCTTAAAGTCTAAGACCTGGTTGGGAATAGCGCCTGTGGCTTTTGCACGGAACCTACACTCTTATTCGTAAGAGCGGTCCGACTCCTACCTGCGGCCCCGGAAACGGGAAACCGAAGTTTAATTGAACGGAGTCGGTGGTGTGTGCTATGGTGATTCCTTCGGGAGTCTTTAACTAGACATACCATCGTCTTGTTCAAGTGAATCTATCCCAGAAGTGGGTAACAACTAAGTGAGGAGGTGTTGGATCTCTGAGTAAGATGACTTACTCGAGTACAACACTTAGCCTTCGCCATGTCCCCTAATAAGGGACCTTGCTTCCATATGGAAGAAAGCTAGCGAAAGTGGGAGAAAGAGAAGCTTCCGAAAAGGTAGCTATTCACCCTTCTCACATTCCTCAGTACGGATCTTTATCTGTTTATACCGGCTCACCCGAAAGGGCAAGGTGGATAAAGAGTAAAAGACAAGGTACTTCTCAATCAAGCCTGAAGAACAGGGCAAGATTGCAATGTTGTCACGAACCTGAGGTCATGTGGTAACACATGAGTTTATAGATATAATGATTAGTTACCATGAAAACACTTAATTCAAACTTACTAAAGCTCAAATTAAGAGCAGCCGCGCTTGCGCGGCTACGGATTTCCAGTGGTATCCTAATCACACTTGATAAAATTAATGGTACCTTTAGGGTAAAAGCTAAAGGACTCCTAGCAGGAGTATTCAAACGAATACTTCCTGCTGTGGGTCTGGAGATCACCTTTCCTATGATGGGAGCTATACTTCTGTTTATTCAGAAGTGTAAAGACATCCACAAAACACAGGGTATGCCTGGGCTGGTTAAATACCTTAAAGCTGCTGGAGTGTTACTTCAGCAAGCTTTAGCGGGCCATGTCCTTAAAGATGCCGGAACTCTGGGTCCTCGGATCTCGAGAAACGCATCAGGTTTACCTAGATTTATCCCAAGACTTCATCGAGCAAGAATCCGTAATGGAGACTTGCGATTAGCACAGTTTTGGTTGACTCTGATCAACCTCTTTAGAGTACTTGAATTCACTGGAAAAGTGAACCTGAAGACCATAACTGATCCTCAGACTCCTTGTCCTGACCATCTTAAAGATGTTCACGAATTCGTTACCAGTCAGAAAACTATTGAGACTTTCGTAGAAAGCCTTAATACTCTGACGGGAACTACTCTAAGAGCGGAGGTCCGGAATAATACCCCGGAACCATTTAGCATTGCTAAATCGTCTCCGCAGACAGTTGGTGCAGAAGGCATTTCTCATCAAAATGCTTCAACCAAACCATACGTGCTGTTCAGTAGTGCATTAGCACTGATGAACTCTGGGATGGCCGACAAAGTGGAGGGCTTAATTAAGATATTTTGAGGTCCAGGACATTGAGTCCGAGCCGCAAAATTAATTCAGATCTTCACTCGACTATGCCACTTTAGTGTACCACTAAAAGCGGGGTCGTTAACGCCGACTCTGATAGGTAAACTGGGTTTCAAGGCTGAACCTGCTGGAAAAGTGCGGGTGTTTGCTATGGTTACCGCATGGGATCAATGGAGTTTAAAACCTCTACATGATGCCATGTTTAGAATCTTGAAGCTAATACCTCAAGATGGTACTCACAACCAACTCGGTCCCTTGGGCCGAATTGATTGGAACGCTGCGTTATCGTTATGGTCACTTGACCTAACGGCAGCTACCGATAGACTTCCGCTATTCCTGCAGGCCCGATTACTTCAATGTTTATACAGAGATTTAATCGGGGTGTTAGGCGACCTTTGGTCGCTAGCACTGACAGACCGAGACTACCTGGCGTCCAGTACGAAGTATGGGATCAATCAAATGGTCCGATACGCGACTGGGCAACCTATGGGTGCTCTCAGTTCATGGGCCTCATTGGCTCTGACTCATCACCTTTTAGTGCAAGCATCTGCTTGGCACAGTGGAGTCGTACCTTTCGGTACGTGGTTTAAAGACTATGCAATCGTTGGAGATGATATTGTTATCTTTGACGCGTTGGTAAAAGATAGTTATCTCGCAATCCTTGCCGCTCTGGGAATGCCTATTAACACTGCGAAATCTATTCTATCCCCCAAAGGGATAGGATTAGAGTTCTGTAAAAGAACAATAATCAGAGGAGTGGACGTTAGTCCAGTTCCTTTAAAAGAGTTCGTAGCTGCTAATTTAACATTACCGGAGGCTATAGCCTTCGCACACAAGTACAAACTAACCTTTAACCAATTATTATTGGCTCTAGGTTATGGTTGGAAAGTTAGAGCTGGTATAGACCGACACATCGGACAGTTAAATGCCCGAGTGAGAGCCCTGCTATTCGCCTTTACGTTACCTCCTTTAATTCAAGGAGAGGCAACGGATCTATCAAATGATCAATTAGGGGCATTATTGATGAAAGGTCACCCTTCCTTCAATAAAGAACAACAAGCATATTTCCTTCTGACACTTCTCTTAGTCGTAAAACAATTCGTTATTGCAGCATTACGGAGAATCCTGCAATCTAGATCTTCAGTAGCTACAATTGTAGCCAAAGAGATGGACGGGTTCAATCATGTGTTAGTGAACAGACTGTTACTGCCCTACTTGGTAGAGCAAGCAACAGGTACTCAAACACTTTCTAACCCTCAAGTCCCAATAACATGGGTTGGGGAGGAGAAAATACTTGGTACATCTGCTCACTTTCTTTCTAAGAATCCAAACACATCTATTGATGTTCCACCAGAAGTTCTGATGGGATTCCGAGATCTTGTGCATTCTGCAAAAGATCCCCTAGAAGAATTGATCTCTTGGATTATCCAAGAGAAAGTCTCGGCTAAGACCAGACTTGCTAAAGAGTTAGTAGCAGCGTTGAAGGCCTTTAAACCTACATTGGAGGATCCTATAAACGGATTCAAAGATGCCATAAAACTTCTAGAGCTCCTAGTTGAGCTAATGGATATCGATCCTAATCTTGACAGACAAGGTATCGTTATCCCTAGAAGATTCGGTCACGATAAATCGGAACATTTATGGATGCTCTTTACACACATCATCGGGGAGTTCAACAAAATGTTGAAAGCCAATCCTTCAGTAATGAAGGAGACAACCCAATTCTCGAGAGAGATTGGGATGTCGATGACATCTCTTTCAGGAGGTGGAAGTAAGAAATCCACTTCCTCAAAGAGTAAAGTAAAGTAGCTTCCTCATAGTAGAGGTCTCCAGACGCCCTTGCAGCCTGGTGGGTCGACTTAAACCTCGGCCTTGTAAGAACAAGGGTAGATAAATTTAAGTGTGATAAAATCACTGA